GATGGGATAAACGAGAATCTGTGTCACGAGACATCATGTACTCTACGCCTTCTTCGTCAGCGGGAAGGAATCGGTGGAACATTCCACGGCTGTCTTCTGTATTGTAATCACCGTCTATCATTCGCACAATCACATTCTTGCGGGATTGAAGTTCTGCAATTATTTCCTTTGGAACAGAACTAAAGCAATAAAACACACAAGTCCAATCAGGAAACAGTGTAGCCGCAAGATCGGCATTCTTGACCGCACCAACAGTATAGGTGGGTTTATCACCCCACAGGCTGAACGAGATTACTTTCATTGCTGCTCCTGTGGAACAAGGGAAGTGGTTGTCTGTGAATTATAAATGTATCCGTGAAGCGAGTCTTCAATGTGGTGCTCCGTCTGAATCTTTGGATACAGGCGAAGCAACCAATCAATGTCTTCAGAAGACTGACCATTGGCTCCGTACACAGGATTAAAAGATTCACTCTTGGCAATCGTGCTACGCCACAGGCACATATGATACGGAGGACGCTTGATATTGCCAAGGAAGCCGTCTTCATCCCGCCACAACTGCCCGTGAGGATTTCCAATGCCAAACTCTACATCCATTGGTTCACCGTCAATACTACACCACTGATTAAATGAGATGCAGTCCACATCATTTTCATCAATAGCCTTTAGGATCGCGCTCATGTAGTCCTTGCTGACGGCATCGTCATCGTCCAAGAACGCAATGTACTTGCCCCGTGCTATTTGCAGGAGGTCGTTGCGCTTCTCGGAAATGCTCTTGGAGCGGTTGTCGAGTAGTACAAGAATTTCTACAGCCTTGCCTTGTCCTACGGCATTGGCTTGCTCTTGTAGATGCTTGACCGCAGCAGTCATGGATTCTATGCGTTCAGGGATGGACAGCATCAAAATGCTGAACTTGATTTCACTTGCTGGTACTGGCATAATATTTCCTTATTCAATGTTTGTGATCCAGCAGCCTTCGCCCCACGGATCATCATATGATTTGTAACCTATTCCATAACGATCTGTATAAGACTCGTTACCGTCTCCCAAGACTTCATGCACTGCTTTACGAACATCCTCACACCATCCGTAATCGTGACCCGCTAAAATTCCACCCACTTTTATCTTGGGCAACCACGCCTGTATGTCAGCCTTTACAGATTCGTATCGGTGATCACCATCAATAAAAATGAAATCCAACGAATCGTCTTCGTATGTACTAGCCATATCAACCGAATCTCCACGCTTTGGTGTAATGATGTGCTTTACACGGTTGGTATTTGAAAGGAACTTCTCGTACAAAGTACCAGACTTCACATATGAATCACTTTGATGTGATTCTTCAGTTATGCTACCATTCCATGTATCCACACAATCAAACCGAATGGACTTATCTGAATTGTGAATTTCTACAGCCAAGAAAGCAGCAGAGCGTCCCTTCCAAGAACCAACTTCCACAAAATGACTATTAGAAGGAAAGTGCTGAACCATAGCCAAATACAGATTGGGGTATGTGAAGTACCCTTCTTCAAACATGGGATCTTGCCAGTAGTGGTCTACTTTAACTAGTTGTTGCACTGAACATAGTCTCCATATCAAATTTGTTTGCGGCTCTGCGCTTGAATGTTTCGCCGTCCACACCGTACATTTCCGCGTTCTCGTTACGAGCGTGGAGGGTATCAAACGGCTCACTTGTCCACTGATGCTGAATAATGCACAGATCACAACGGCGCAGTTTGTTCAGTGTGGCACAAACCTGTGTCTGTTCATTGTCGCAGTACAGAGACTTGTATTCAGGATTGTAGATGTACCCGAACTGCTTGTACAGGGGGAAGCCCATGACTGTGAGAGTCATCAGCGGATCTTCCTTTGGACGCAGACCATCCCAAAACTTGATTGCACCATCAAAGTCAGAGAAGGTGTTTTGGAATGCAGAGAAGATGATGTCATCGTAACCCATCTGCACGGGCATCATGTCATCAGAGGCAAGCAGCAGCACATCGCCGTCCACTCCCTCTAGATTGGCATTACAGGCTTCAATCTTGGACTTAGAGTTCCCGTAGAAACACTCAATCTGTGCGTTCTGTGCGCGAGTGGAAATCCACTGGTGCATTTCAGGATTATTCATGGTGAGGTCATCCTCATCCATTGTCAGGATGAAGCGAACATCATGCCGTCCACTCAGAAAGGTGAGGTAGCGGGAAAAGACGGTCTTAAATTTTTCGGGTCGATTCCGCGTAGGGAACTTGATCACAAGTCTGCTCATAATATAAATCTCCGTTGTCTACTCTTCGGTCTTGATGTTCTTCTTGGAACGACCGATGTGATATTTAGGACACAATTCCCACTCACCCTTCTCCTTGAATGGAAGGATCTTTATTTTGTTGAGTGGCACTTTCTCGGTAATCTTGGCTTTGTCTACAATCGTAATAAGCCCCCATTCCTCAAGGAGACACGCAACGGTGTTACGCCGTCCAATGTCCTCACTATTTATGGAGGTAGGCAAACTGTCTAGGGCAAACATTTCCTTGAAATGCACAATGTAATATTTACCCTTCTTGTGCAGGATATGGCATGATTGCCACAACTTCTTTTCTGCGCGAGAAGACACGCCAATGCGTGTCAGGGTTTCACGGACTTTAAGAAAGTCATCGGGTTTCTGTAGACTGATCTCTAGCAGATCAGTGGTTTCAAGATCAATATATCGTTCATCTGCTTCCATGTTCTGCTCACTCCTGATAATTCGGAACCGCACATGGAAGTATTTAGATTATTTGCTTCGTCCACCTTTATCCACAGCGGCAACAATCTCCTCTAGATCGGCTTCAGACAGCACAGACAGGGCTTCTCGCGCCTTGCGGGAAGATATACCGTAGTACTCCACTAGAGCCGCCACACGACTATCGTCCTCCCGCTTCAGCCACTTGGAGAACCGCTTGCGAGGACGAACTGCTCCCCGTAAGAAGTCAAAGTGCATTTTTGAATCTATAAGGGGACGAGTATTCATCTCGTTTGCCGCGAACAGGGTATCAGGAAAGTACGACAGGCAACGGGTAACCACGAACGGTGGATACGACTGCTTCGTGTACGACTCGCTACTGTCTAGTAGCGGTTCCTTGGAAAAATTGATAGCATTTAAATAATCACTCAGGGTATGGGTCACTTGAACTTGATCTCCATCATTAGTTGCACAAGGCAAGCCGTGAGATTAATCTCGTGATCCGCAGCAAACGCCGCCTTGTACTGGTAGTCTGCAAGAATAAGAATGGCTTGAGGAATAGATCCACCCTCAACCGTATCACACAGGCTATCGTAAATTGCGCGGTACACCCGTGTCTGATCGTTGTCTAGGTTGTCTACCACCCACCTACGAACATTGGCAAACTCCTTTGCCTTCATGTGCTTCACCAAGTCGCGGATCTGCACATCCCCAAGGGTCTGAAGAATGCCCACATCAATCTTTCCGCTCACAGAATATCGCTGAAGTTCGTTCAGGGTACGCCGAAAGTCAGGAAAGTACTTTGTGATGAGTTGAGCCACCACCTTGGGTTCGTACTCAATACCCTCTGCTTCTAGAATCTCGGTGGCTCGTTTCAGGAACTTTACCGCAATCTGAGCCTTCTCCTTCTGCTGTATACGAAAATCTATACAGGTGCATCGGGAATGCAGCGGCTCAATGATTCTATTTTTAAAATTACAGGTGAGAATGAACCGACAGTTGGTCGAGAACTCCTCAATGAATCCCCGAAGTGCTGGCTGTGTGGACTGTGCATTGGAGTAGTCAAACTCATCCAATATCACCACCTTCTTTACGCCTTCGGTAAGAGACACCGTGGACGCAAAGTTTCTGATTCTGGTACGGAGAGTATCAATGTTTCCGTCCTCAGAGCAGTTCACCACAATATAATCGCAACCCAAATCATTACACAAGGCTCTAGCAATAGAAGTCTTGCCACAACCCGCTCCTCCACTCAGTAGTAGATTCTGCGGTTCGCCTCGCTCTGCCATTTGCAGGAACAGGTCATGCGTTTCAGATGGAAGAATACAATCAGCAACGGTTTGTGGTCGATACTTTTCGCACCACAATCCCTTCACGGTTTCTGTTGAGATCACTTTAAGCCTTGTATGTTGAGTCTGCGTTCAGGGCAATCCAATAGGTCAGAGGTTCATTCTTATTCGTGAAGGAACTGACCACCTTCTCCGAAATCGCAACAGCGTAATCACCTGGAAGAATCTTTAGATTATCCACATCAAAGATAAAGTCGAATGTGGCACCCGAAGCATTCTCTCCCACAATCACCGAATAGAAGTTGGAAGTCTTGTCTGCCTTGTCTGTGGCTGCAAGTTCAATGTGCTTGCCGTCTGCCGATGATCGCACACACAGATGGGTTACCTGAAGCACCGAAGCCGCCTTGATGATCTCTGCAAAGTCCTTCGACTTCAAATCAAACTGCACCACAGGGGACGGCATACTAATCTTCTTGCTTGTGGAAGTCACTAGACGAGGATCACAATAGTAGTAGCGAACACTTGAGTTTCCGCACTTCACGGTGATGTAGTTGTCCTCAAACACGAACTCAGGATCCTTGAACAGACTCACGGTTCCCAAGAACTTGTTCAAATCCCAAATAGCAAACGACTTCGCAAAGGTTTCATCCACCTTTGCTTCGGCAAGGATATTCTTTGTGGACGACAGGGTATTCAACTTATTACCCTCGTTCACTAGAATTCCTGAATTAATACTAGCAAAGTTCTTGAGGATATCAAGTGTTCGCTTGGAAATCTTCACCACATTAGTCTTGGTCTTCGTTGTCATAATCTTCTCGCTTTCCTGCATTAGAGTCTTCCACAAATCGTTTCAAAATTTCTTTCTGATCGTGGCGGCGGCTGCTCTTATGCTTTCGCTCCACACTCTTACGAGCCTTCTTTGCGTTCGGGTCGCTACTGTCGTAGTCACGGTTGTTGCGCTCAAACATATCAAAAGTCCTCAATATCAGAAATAAGGTTACGCAAACCCTTCTCTATCATGTAGCCAAGAATCTTGCTACGAGAGGGTGTAAAAGGTGTATTCCAATTCACTTCAATTTTTTCTTCGTACTCGGATGGGATATGGAGCAGATCAATAAGTGTCTTGTTTCGATTCCAATTCGCTTGGTGCTTTTCTTGCACCACTCCATGCTCCGCGTAATAGTTTAGTAGTTCATCCATACGCTTCTTTGTGATGGGCTTCTGTCGTTTATCTTCCACCATGAAGCAGTCATCATCCGATAGAATATTTGGAACTCCATCAGAAGAGTCTCCTCGGACAATATGCTCAAGCAAAAACTGCTTGGGGTTGTCTACTTCAACAAACTTCTTCTGAAGGGGAGCGTACTGCCGCACACTTGGATGAATAAGCAGTTGAGAGAAGTCCTTGTCTCCACTCAACACAAGCATCTTTTCTGTGGGGGCAAAT